CCCGCCGTCGTCACCGGTCGGTCGACCAAGCCCGGCCGGACCCGGGCAAGCACCGACCACGACACCCGCCCGCTGCTGCGCATCGAGGTGATGCCCGTCGGCGACATCGACCCGCAAGCCCAGGCCCTCGCCCAGGCCGAGGCCCGAGAATGGGCCCTCGGGGTGCAGGTTGTCGCGCAGGCCGCGCGGCTGCGACTGGCCGAGGACCTGGCTAAGGCCCTGCGCTACTACGCCGCCCGCGAGTATCACAGCAGCATTGCGCCGGACGCCGCTATCCAATGGCGCGCCGACAAAGCCATGGCCGCCTGGGATGCCGTGCCGGGTGACGTTGGCCCCGTTGACCTCGGGTGAGGCCGGTGGCAACCTGTCGAGGTGCAGCCTAAGCAACAGCACGTGGACCCTGCCCCTGCGATTCTGCTAGGGGTGGGGTTCGGCCTTTCTGGGGTCAGTATCGCTCTCGTGACCCTCGGCGTAGCGCCCTCGACGAGTGAATGATGACGCTATGGTCGATGCTGGCGACGACGTCGACAGGCACCGATGCCGGCAGCGCGTCGAGATAGAACTCCCGCGCGAACGAGAGGGCGTTCAGGCCGTCGTCAAGGCCCTCATACGACGGTCGACCCTTCGGCCCCGTCGGCGGTTGGATGTTCGACGACTTGACTTCGACGACCAGCTCGGGCCCGATGGGCACGACGCCCTGCTCGATGGCGAGCTTCAGGCGCTGCAGCCGAAAGTGTTTTTCCTCGCCGCTGCGTTGCTCTGTGACGTGCCACCTCGAGAACTGTTTCAGCGTCTCGTACACGCCGACGCCCACCCCGTTGCTCTCGACGACGATGGTCTGCGGGACGTAGCGCTCGGCGGTGTCCTTCACCATCTCGACAAGGTCAGGGAGGCTTGTGCTGTTGCTCACCCAAGTCGCGAGGATGGTGCCCGTCAACAACGACAAGACGACGATTGCCGATGAGTCCCCGCCCCCGCCGGCCGCGACGTCGACGCCAAATACCACCGGCTCGTCCGGCAGCGCATCGCGGTACCGGTGCCACCCGTCGAAGCGCTTCGCCTTGCCATCCCACTTGCCGTCAGCGACGACGAGCGCATCGGTGAAGCGGAGAATCCACCGGCCGCGCGCGAACGAGAAGCAGTGCTCGGGGAGCTGGGGAAACTCCCGCATGGCCCCGTCCTCGTCGCCCGCGAAATCAACGCGCATGCGATGCCACCACCAGGCCGCCGTGCTTCGCTGAGTGAACCCGTACCGCGTCCCCGACAGGGTGAGCCAGGTGTCCTCGTCGATGGTCGACGGCTCCCGCTGATAGACCGGATGACGCTCGATGGGGAGGAAGACCCGGTGCCACTCGTCGGCGCTGCCCTCATCCTCCCCGTGCCACAGGGTGCGGAAAAGATTGTCGGCCGCGCTGGCCGTGGACTCGATGACGATGCGCGCCCCGGGCAACGCCGTCGACGTCAACCCGCGAAACACCGCTGCATCCGACAGCCAGAAGGCAAGCTCGCTGGCGTGAATAAACCCGTAGGACTTCGAGCGACCCACCCGCGATTCCCCACCCTCGGCGCGAGAGACGGCCGAGAGCGCATCGATGACCGTGCACACCCCATCGGGCCCCGCGTTCGCCAGCTCCACGCTGCCCTTATTGCGCGCGCCCACCTCGATGCCGAGCTGGTCGCACCACCCGGCGAGGCGAGCAAGCAGACCTTGAGCTTTGTCGCGAGTGTCGGCGACAATGGCGCAGGGGACGCCCGGGTTTGCGATGGCGAAGGCGAGGACGGCGAGCAGGCTCACCGTCGACACGCCCATCTGTCGGCCCTTCAGCACGATGGTGCGCTCGTGCTCGAGGATGGCCTCGAGCACTTCCACCTGGGCGTCGGTGATGCGCCAGCGGCTGATGGCCCCCTGTTGCTCCTGATTCAGTATCATCAGCAAGCCCGACAGCCGCCGGGCGACGTCGAGGATGGGCCGCTTCACGCCTCGCCCTCGTCGTCGCCAGTGAGCAACGCCCGCAGCTCGTCGACGCGCCGCGAGACCTTCGGGGCGGGCTTGTTGCGTTTCTCGGGTGCGCCGGCGGCGAGGGAGAGCAGGTGCATCGCCGCCTTGGCTGACGTGCCCGCCAACGTCACATCGCCCCGCCATGCCGTCGCCAGCATCTCAAGTTCGTGGATATAGCGCGCGGCGTTGATGCTCGTGACGCGCTGGATTTCGTCCGCAGCCTCGTCGAACGTCATCACCACGCCCTCGATGACAGGGACGCGCGGGACCCAAGCGTCGGCGGGAATGTCCGCCGCGCTCTTGTCGACCGTCGCCTTCGAGACCGCGCCGGTGTCGAAAATGTCCCGCCGTTTGGCTGTCGTCATCTCACCCTTCGACCAGCTCGTCGCGCAGACGGACCTTCGCCAACACATGCCGGCGATGAATCAGCAGGGGCTCAAGGTCAGGGTGCAGCGGTTCCAACATCGCGTTACGCACCACGACGACGTCGCCCGGGTCGACGCTCACCCACGTCTGCGGATGCTGGTCCGCTGCGGCCTCGACGGTGCCGATGCCGGCGACGACGTAGGCGATGCAGGCCGTCCCGAGGGTGCCCTTCACCTCGTCGACAGCGGTCACAATCCCGCCCGTCGACTTCGCCGGCCTTCGCAGGGGCAGCAGAAGCACGGTGTTCGGTGCAACGTCGGCGAACGCGCCGATGGGCAGCCCGCATGAATACAGCTCGTGGACGCTCACGGCGCCGTCGATGGCTGCAGGGGTGATGCCGTCGGGGGTGACGGGAGCAACCTCGGCGGCGTCCTCGGTGTTGCGGCGGTCGACAATCGTGAACTTTTGCTCGGTCATTGGCTGGTGTCCTTGGTGGTGGGGATTGACTTGATGATGATGCGCTCGCCGTCGACGTCGATGTGACCCATGAGGGTCAGCATCCGCAGCATGGCGAACAGGATTTCCTGATTCATCTCCTGCTTTGCCTCGACAAGCGAGCACACCCCGTCATCGTCGGCGAGCTGCGAGAGGGTCTGCAGCACCGCGAGGGGGACGAACTGGTTCGTCAGGTATTTCGACTGCGCGTACCACCCTCGAAGGTTGGTCGGGTGCCGATGCTTTGGCACTTTGACGGCCTGGGCGTCGACGAGCTGCGGTTGGTCTGGTTTCTTGGTCATGTGTGTCCTCGTGCTCATGCGAGACTCGCATATCCCGAGATACGCTTGTCGTCGACAGCGTAGTCCCGCCGAGCCACCTTGTTCGAGCTGTTCCCCTCGATGGTATGCACCCGGCCCTCGGTGACATGCTCCACGATTCCGCAGTGATTCCCCGCAACCCCGACGTCGCTCGTTGCGTTGGCGAAAAAAATGACGTCGCCCGGTTGGGGGTCGTAGCCCTTGCGAGGACGGAAGACGCCATTCTCCCCGGCGACATCGATGAACCCCGAGACCCGGCGGCATTTGTAGTGCTGGGCCTCGAACGCATGGCGCCATCGATTGTCTGACTGATGGATGCACCACAGGACGAACCCGGCGCACCAGGCGAGGGCGTCCCCGCGCATGTACCGCTGGGCCGGGATGCCGTCGTTTTTTCCGGTGGCCTCGCTGACCCCGAGCTGCGTTCGTGCGACGTCGTGGGGGCCCTTCATCGTGTTCACCACTCGAACCAAAGGAGGAGAGACGCACGTTCGACGACGCCGGCCGTGGCGGCAAACTGCACGGTAAAATCCTGCGCAAGGAGTTCCACCCCGCCGTTTAGCGCGATGGCCAGGGCCCCGCTGTCGGCCGTCATAAGCAGGTCGACGGCATGGTTGTTCGAGAGCGTCGCTACCGTCGTGCCCGCCGAGTCCTTCACGACAGCCGAGACCGTGTTGCCGGTGCCGTTCGCCGCTGATGTCAGGTAGGCGCGCACGATGCGCGAGGAGCACCGCGCCGACGACGGGACCGGTAGCACTCGCAGGAGGTTGGCCGGCGTGGTGAAGCCGCTGAAAACGGTATGCGTCGCCATGGCCGCCGTCATCCCCCGCGCGGTGAGCTTGGCGACCTGAACCGCCAGCTCCACCGTCGCCCCAACGCCAGCGCTCCCGACGAGCAACGCATCGGCCAGCCCGTCGGTGAAGTCGGCGAAGGCGAAATCGGGGACGTCGAGGAACCCGCCAGCTCGCCAGCGGTCGACCTGGACGTGCAGGACGACGTCGCAACGCTCGGTCGTGAATGAGACGCCCTCGATGATGAGGTCGTAGCTTACCCCGGCGTCGAGGGTGACGCTCTGAATATTGGTGTCGTCGACGTCGGAGGCTGTCGTCGCCCCCGCAGCGACGTTCAGGTACGGCGTCGTCGCCCCGGTGGGAACGACCCCGGTGACCGCTCGCTTGAGTGCAATCGTCATCGCCGACGCCGCCGTGACGTTGCCGTTCAGAAATGCACGCACGACGGTGCAGGCCACGGGGCAGGTGAAGCGCTGCGTCCGCGTCCCGATGGTGTCGATGTTTGCAATCCCGCCGGCCATGTCCTTGTTGAAGGGAAACGTCAGCGCCGCGAGGGCGTAGCGCTTCTCGCTGACGTCGGCGAGGGCGTCCTTCGAGTACAAGAATAGCTCATTGAGGTCGGTGGGTGAAAGCGCGTCCCCCGCCGTGAATCGGACAATCTGCTGCGAGGCGAGCACCTTCACGAAATCCCCCGGGCAAGGCTCGAACGTGAGCACAAGACGATGGTTGCAACCATGGTAGCGAGGGCGTTTGTCGTCGACACGTTGACGTCGATGATAGCCCCTTTCGGCAGCAATCGCACCACGCGCGACGTCGTCGCCTGATTCAGCCCCGGCTTGGCGTCCATGTTCCCGTCGAACAGCAATCGCGCTTGTTTTTTGGCGATGGTGTCGAGGGTGCCGGTCACCTCCATCGCCCAATCATCGAGGATGCCCCCGGCGCTGACCCGGGCGGTGATGGTCGCCGCCGCTGACGTGGCCGGCGTCGTGATGACCGCGAGCGTGTCGACGAGCATGTTCACGGGCACAACGAACCGCGCCGTTCGACGAGCTGCAGGCGTCCCGTTGATGAGGCCCTGGAACGTGAAGATGAGCGGGGCATATCCGGGCAGTCGCCGGTTGTCGGTTCGCATCAGCGTCAACGACGACGATGTCAGCGCGTTCAGGTCTGCCGCGAGGATGGTTGAGCCGTTGGCGACGGTCATGTCTGAGTCTCTTTCTTGTTCGTCCACGTCCCGCCGGCCTGGACGTCGGCGCTCTCGACAATGGCCCGGCCCATACTGCTCACGGTCACCTCGAGGTCCAGCTCGGTCGCGCGCACGTTCAGGGTCGCGCGAACGCTGCGAGCGGTGAGCGTTGCCCAGTTGGTCGTGCCCCAAAGGTCCGTCTCGATGACGGTGTCCCCGTTGACGGTCGTTGACTTGCCGGTGTCGACCACCCCATTCCCGCAGACGCTCACAGGGGCCCCGCCATTGGCCGCTGAGATTGAGACCCGACGCACCAGCGGGTTCTCTTGTGGGCCTGACTGCACGCGCCCACAGAGCGCCCCGGCAATGTCGTTGGCGACGAGGTCTGAGAAATCCCGCAGGCCCTTGGTGTGGATTGCGTAAATGCCGGTGCGACTGATGATGAGGTCTTCCCCGTCGCGCGTGCGCAACGTCCCAACGACGTTCAGCGGGTTCGCGGCGAGGCCGGTGTACCAGAACGACGTCGTGCCCTCGTTGAGATCGACGGCGACTGCGTATTTTCGGTCGGACCCGAACCCGACGAGCACGCCGAACGAGGTGGGAAAGACTCGCCCGAACTGGCGAACGTCCATCACGTCGATGGGGCGCGTCAGTTTTCGGCGGCCTTGGTACGACGAGAACCCAATCTCGCGGGAGTTCCCGCCGTTCAGCACCGTCACCCCGTCGACGGTGAGGGCGACGACACCGAACGGAGTTGAACAGGCACCACCAGGCCGAGAGGTGAGCACTTGCGGGACCAGCGAGATGAACCCGGCGACACTCTGCCCCTGCCCCAGGGCATCCGCCGCCATCGAGTAGGCCCCGGCCGGAGTGAACATCCACAGGGCGCCGTCGGGCCCTTGCGTGATGGCATGAACCGTCGCCGGCAGCGGGATGTTATTGCCCCCGACGTAGGTTCGAGGGTCGAGGGTGGGGTCGTTGAAATAGACGATGGACCCCTGCGCAATCGGCATCCGGTCACCGAACGAGCAAATATGCCCCGGCGGCACATCAAGCGCCGTCGTGTCGGGGTTCCTCGAGGGCGTCGCCACCGCAGGCATCGCCCCGCCACCGGGCAACCCGTACAACGGCGCCGACATCGACGGCGCGTTGATCATCAGCTGGTTGTTCACCATCGCATAACTGAAAACCGGCTGGTCGGGATGCGCCCCGAGGGCGAGGCGGTAGCGCTGGATCCATTCCTCGTCGGTGACGACCATCGTGACGAGTCCCGTCTCGCCGTCCTGGACGAAAAGGTAGTGCTCCATCTCTGATGACGACGGGACCAGCACCGAGAAACCGCCGACGAATTCGCCGTTCGTCACGCCAAACGACGACGACGACACCGACACGACGAACCCCCGCCGCGTCGACAATCGCCCGTTGTCGTTGACGACGTTGTGCCGCTCGAAGTTTCGCAGACTGATGGTGCTCATGGTTCAACCGCCCAGCAAGTATAGCGCCGTAACGCGCCAGATAGTGTCGGTGACTGCAGGGCAAACGATGGTCGTCGCCGTCGCCGCCGTGACCGATTTTATCGGCGCCGATGGTTCGAGGACTTCTTCGAGGGTGGTCCCGATGGCGCCAGCTGTACCGAACGAGAACGCGAGAGAACCGGGCAGGTTCGTCGTCGTCACCAGTGTAGGTGTAGTGCCGGCGAGGCCTGCGGTCACAAAAAATCGCTTGATGTTGATGCGCGTAAAAAGGTGAAACAGGCCCGCCGGGTTCGCGGGAATCGTCAACGTCACCGCCGTATTCACGGCCGCCGTCGCCGTCACGCAGAACGGCGCTGGTGCTGGGGTCGCGAGGATTGCGTAGTTAGATATCGATGCCCGCAGCGCCACCGTGAGCGAGCCCGAAGTGAAAGCCGACACGCGAACGCGAAACGAACGAAACCCAGACACGCCAACCATGACCTGCGTGTTGACGACGCCCGCGCCCGTGACGAGCGAAACCGTCACCGTGCCCACAAGGCCCGTCAACGCGAACCAGTTGACCCCATCGATGGTCCCTTCGAAGACGACGGTGCCCGTGAAGGCCGCGGCACGAAGGTCGACGGCGACGACGGTTTTCCCGTTGAGGTCACACGCCGTCGTCGCATTGAGTGCCGACACCGTCGCCGTCGCCGCGCGCGCGTCGGTGATGGTCTCGCCGGTGATGGCATCGAGCTGCCCCGCAAATGGGTTCCCGCGAACATCGAAAAGCTGAGTCATGATTCACCCGAGAATGTAGAGAACCTTATACGCCCCGCCGACGTTGTCACGGTCGTTGGAGCTTACCGTAATGAGCACGACACCAGCACCGCTGACGGCAGAAAACGTGACGTTACTGGCTTCAGGCTCGTTCTCGTCGGTTGGCACTGCGGCACCCCATGCGACAATAATCTTGCTCAATGCTGTAGCGCCAGCATCGACGACGGTGGCCGTCTGCTCCTGCAGCCCGAACGGGACCGTGATGGTTGCCGCCGTGAGCGATGCACCACCGCCGCCGCCAAGATTGTCGAGGTCGACGTCATAGGCCGACAGTGTGCGCGCCCCAGACGTCGCAACGCGCATCAGCGTCACCTTGCCAAAGGTCGGCGAGACGCTGTTGCCGGTGAAAGAACTGATGAGCGCGTACTGAATCGACACCACCGACCGAGACCCCAGGGAAACGTCGACGCTGCCGGACAGGTTCTCAATGATGCCGCTGAAAACCGATGACGCTGCTCCTTGCCCGAACGTCATCGCCCCCGTTGATGCCATCAGCACATTTCGCGCTGTACAGTCCTGCCAGAATGCGTTCGAGTCCCCGACGGCGAGGAAGTTGGCGACGCCGTTGGTCGCAAGCCTGTCGACGTAAATCCGCCCGATGCGAAACCCGAGAGCGGTCGCATAGCTGCCGTGAGCGAACACGTTGGTACAGGTTCCCGCCGATGCGTTGATGTCGACGCCGGACACGCTGAACGCATCCGAAAACGTCGCCGTCGAGACGTACGAAACCTGCTCGACGACGAAGCACGTTGTCAGCGTCGCCTGCGCCTTCAGCTGAACGGTGACGTCGCGAACCTCGACGGGAAAGCCGGTGTCATCGCTCGCGCCCTGGGCGTAAAAAAGGAATGGAACGGCGCCCAGCACCAAGAACCTATACCGCTGCGCCCCGTCGATTGAGAACGACCGCAGCCCGCCGGGGATGGTGAACCCCGACGTGACGACGATGTCATCGCCGAGCTCGAGCACGCACGGCTGCCCGTCACGCAATCGCAGCGTGATGTTCCGCCTGATGTCGTCGGCGTTGTAGACGATGGTCGCCCGCCGAACGATGCGGTCGACGTTCGGCCCAAATGCGCGGACCATCAGCGGTCACCGAGCAGGCTCGCCCGTCCGGTGCGCGCTTGTTGCGACATCGGCGATGCTCGTCCCTGCATCGCCCTGGTCTCCGGTGGTGGCAGACCCGGGCCCGCAGGGATTGCGGCGACGGCCCCCAGCTCGTCCAGGGCGCCGGCGCGTGCCTCGGGTGAGCCGGTGTCCTCGGGAGGTTCCCCGGCGAGCTGACGGCGAATTGTGGCGCGATTGATGAGCATGGTTCAGTCCGACCTTCCTGCTCCGATTGCGCTGGCCTTCACCTTGAGAAACCGACGGGGGGTCTCATGGGTGATGATGTACAGGTATCCGTCCGCGTCCGGTGTGCCTGTTCCGCTAGGCAGCAACCTGAACTCGGCCGCAGTGATTTCCTTGGCGCTGGCCTTGTTGCCCTCGACGTACTCGTCGGCCTTGTCGGGGAGCATGACCGACTGAAGTTCTTGGTCCTGCTTGCGCTCGCCTGCGGTCTGCCCGGCAATCCTGCCGTCGCCGTTGTAGTCGGTGTCGGCCGCGTCTTCGAGGTCATCGAGGGCTGCGCGCCGCTGGATGTCGGTGAACTTCGCATCCTCGGCGGCCTGGATGTCGGTGAACTTCGCATCCTCGGCGGCCTGGTCGAACTCCTGCATGGTGAGCACCTTCGTCCGCGCCTGTTGCCGGGCAAGGTCGCCCTCGGCCGCCGATGCAGCACCCGACAACCCGAGGCCACCGAGACCGGCGCGTGAGCGCTGGTCCATCGCGGCCTGGGCGTTGCGCGCGTCGATTTCCTGCGCCGCCGCTTGCCGTGCGCGCGCCAGCTCGTCCATGCCGTCGTCGCCCTTCGCGGCGAGCCCGGCTTCCATCTGCTTGTCTCGCGCGTCCTTGTCGCTGGCCTTCCCACTGGTGTACTGCACGCCCCCGCCCTGCCCCGCCGCCTCGGCCTGCGCGGCCTGGGCCTGCTCGTCGGCCCGCCGGCGCTCGTCCTCCCGCTTGTCGCTGCGAGTCCCGTCGATAGCTTTCGCTGGCTGCGTCGCACCCACCGGCCGCTCGGTGCTGGGCTTTGCGGGCATCCTCGATGCCGCCAGCCCGTCGAGGTCGTCGAAGGGACGCATCTGTGGGGGGAGCTTCGGTGGTTGTCGTCGAGTGTCAGGGCGAGGGATGGCCATGTGATGCGCTCCGGTTGGTGATGATGGTCGACAAGGCGCCGTTCAGTGGACGTGCTGCGAGTTGACGCCCCACGAGGAAGCTGCGGCGCTCGCGACGATGTAGAGCTCCGTGGTTGAGTTCATGATGAACTCGTCGAACTGTCCGCCGAGCACATGGCGTCCGCCGCTGGCGGAGAACGTCGCGTCAAACGTCGGGGCAGCTGCACCCCGGGGGACAATCTTGGTCGCCAGCACCACCCCCGCCGCGTTTGGGTTCACAACGCGCACCAAAACGTATGCGAGCAGGCCACCGTTGACGGTGACGTCGGGGAGCGTGACCTTGACCGGTGTCGTCCCGAGGACGGCGCTGCCGTCGGAAACGGCGCCTGCGTTGATGAAAATGCCGAACCCTGCGCGATTGACGAGAGACGTTGCCATGGTTGCTCCTAGCCTTCAGGCTGCGTTGGTTGTTGGTCGGGCATCGTCGGCGACGTCTCGCCGGTGTCTGGTTCGCTGCCCTCAATCTGGTCGCTGATGATGTTTTCGAGCAGCACCAAGTCGACGAAATCCGACTTGCGGCCCTGCGCGATGGCCCGCGACTTCGCCCGGGCGATGCTTTCACGTAGCGCCGGGATGCTGTAATCGTTGACGTTGATGTCGACGTCACCCGCTGCGAGGTAGGTGCGCACCGCGAGGTCCGCCGCCTGCTTTGCCACCGCGTTCGGGGCAGACTTCTGCGCCGTCGCGATGTCTTGCGCCCCGCCGACGCCGGCCTGGGCATTCTCGACGGCTTTCCCGACACGGACGTCGGTGCGGCGCTCCAACTCGCTGGCCGATTCTAGTCTGATGTTTTTGCCTTGCACATCGGCGCCGGTGAAGGTGAACACGTCGGCCGCATCCATGCGCGTAATCTCTGCCACCCGAGGGGCAGGGTAGAAAAGCTGGATGATGGCAAGGCACAGGCGCCAAGCATCGAGCACCATGTCCTCGAGCGACTTCAACGCGTCGCTGTTCTTCTGCGCGTCCAGCTCGTAGTACGCCTCGATTGCTCGCCCGCTCAGCGTCGGGGCAGCGCCGCCGCTGGTCACCTCGTTGAGGCCGACGACGTCGAACATGAAAGCTTTTGCGTCGTCGCGCAGCTTGTACAGGTCGAGGCCCACCGCGCCCAGTTCGACAGCGAATATCTTCGACCGCGCGTCGTCCATCTTGGGGTCGTAGTCGATGGTATTGGTGCGCGTGATGTCGATGGAATCCGCAAGGGGCTTCGGCATCGCAATCTGTGGGTTCGTCACCAGTCGCATCACCTTGATGGTGCGCGCGTGCGTCTCGTTCAGCAGCCGTTGAAGGTTGATGACGTCGGCAAGGGGAGTGATTCCGTAGGCGCTGTCTCGACGGAAGCGAATCTTCATCAGCGACAGGGGAAGCAACGACTCCTTGCGGTCGCCCTCGGTGTTGACGATGAGCGGGTACGCCTTGCGGACCACGATGACGGTGCCGATGATGACGGCGAAGACGCCCTCGGGGAACTTCCTCGAAGGCCGCACCCAGTACTCGTACCCGACGATTCCACAGACCGTCTCGCCGGCCGCGTTGACGTATTCGGTCTCCTCGGGGGGAAGGCCAGCAATCCCGCCAGCTTCCCACATCGCCGCGACTTCATCGGCACCGTAGTGATTCTCGAAAATGACCCACTTGGCGTCGTGCCAATCCTCTACGGGGTCGATCCAATAATCGTGGATGGTGAGACGGGCCCAACGAACCTCGCCGCGAACCTCATCAGGCCATACTTTGACGCCTGCAGTGCCGTCTTGAAAAGCGTACTGCACGGCCTGGTGAATCTTGCTCGCCGTCTTCTGTTCCTGCGCGATGTAGTCGATGACGCGGTTGGTGATTTCCGTGTTGTAAATGTCCTCGGGGTCGTCGGGTGTCGACGCCGTCGCGAGGGCGCTGCGGCGGTCTTTGTTGAGCAACGACGAGAACGTCGTCATCAGCCCTTGGCAGACGTTGATATGCGAACGGGGCACGTTCTCGTCGTCGAACCATGCGTCTTTCATGACCTGTCGACGCTGCCCGCTGTAGACGCCCCATTGACGCCCGCCGACGAACATCTCGCACAGCTCGCCCAGCTGCCGATAGGGGAGCGCGATGCGTTCCCCTTGGCGCTTGTGCTTGTTGAAATCTTCGAGAATCGACGACGTCAGCGGGAGGTCGGCCATCTCAGTCCTCGCTCATCAGCGCGTTCAGCGCATCCTGTCGCAGCTTGTAGCGCGCGAGCTTCTTTTGCCGCTCCATCTCACCCTCGTCGAGGGTGTCATCGGCGCTTTGCAACTCGTCTTCAGACAACGCATCGGCAGCCATGCCGCCGAGAGCGCCGCCGATGGATGACCCAAGGCCGAGCGTTGCCGCACCGAGAGCAGGCCCGCCGAGAAATCCGAGAGCACCAAGACCAGCCCCG